GTATCTAATCTTTCAATATCATCCTCGATGCATTGCTCGCCGTATTGAATTTCAACAATAGTGCAAGGTCGTGTAAAAGGATTTGTAAGTTGATGCCAGGTATTTCGTGGTACTCGCCATTCATCATATTTGCTTAAGATTTTGGGCGGGTTATTTAAATCACCAGGAAGCGCCATGTTAATCATGCAAGTGCCATCAGTAACCATCCAATATTCGCTACGATATTGATGACGTTGCATACTGAGTGTTTGTCCGGGCTGCACTGTTAATGTTTTTACTTTGGCCCCAGGTATTTCGTTGAGTACCGTGTAACTTCCCCAGGATCTTTCTACTTCAATAGAACTCCAGCGCCGGAGTATATCACTGCTGCTGTTGAGTTTGTTTTCTCCGCCCACACCAAAAACAAACTCAACATCTTCAAACGTCATTTCAGGAATATTGTCTTCAGTTCTATCACCACCATTTGCAAAGATAATTTTCTCTCCGGGGAACATTTCTTTTACTTGACGTATAGCATCACAAGCAGTACCGTCTGCATCATCAAACGAAATTACCCTATCAACCATATGCAAATTATCAAGAACTGTCATGCGTTCATGCCATGTCATAAAAGGTCTTCCCTTTTTGCGGGTAAGCCAAGAATCTGAATTTAAACCAACAATTAGCCAATCGCCCAAATGATCGGCGTGGTTAAGATAAGAGATATGTCCCGAATGCGGAGGATCAAACCCACCAGTCGCAAGAACTATTTTCATTCTCGTATTCTATAGTAATCTTTATTGAGCCAGGTTGTAAGTATAGAATCTTGCTTTACATATCCAAAGCGATTTATACATTGCTTAACACTTTCATTTACTAAATCAGCATCAACAAGATCGTGCCATGTAGTAGTTTGTGGATCCATTGGCGGTATATCACTTTTGTAAACAGCCGCATGCAACCACATATCATTGATATCTTTGTAAAAGTAAGCGTCCCGGCAATCAAAGCCGTTGACTGCTAACATGTACATCAAGTTTACAACATTGTGATTAAAATACCAACCGTTATAGCTATTATGATTTAATCTATTGTGTTCATAGTGAACTGCTTGCGGAACACTCATAATCAACATTCCATTTACACTCATCATTTCATTCCATTGACGTAGTGTATAAACAGGATTTGTCATGTATTGAAAAACATCGTGGCACCAAACCAGATCAATTTGTCTTGGAATAAATCTATCTGGGTCTTCCAAATTTGCTTCTACTAATTTTACATTAGGTAAATTTACTACTTCTTTTTGTATTTGTTTTACGTTTTTGTCCACTGCATAACAAAGATAGTTTCTTGGTTCAGGCGGATCGTCTCTAGTTTCAAGAGTAGCCCACCATTCTAAATCAAGACCTTCGCCGCAGCCAAAATCAGCAACAACTTCGAGACTATCTAAAAAACTATCGTATTGATACAATAAATCTCGAATGAACTGTGTATGCTGAAAACTTGCTTGGGAATGTTTAAACAAAGACATTTTTTAATATTTTAAAGAGTAACATCTTCCATACCTGCTGTTCTTAAACGAACAACATGACCTAACATAAAGTTTTTACTTTCAAGACCTTTCATGACACCAAGCCATCGATTTCTAAGTAACGCAACTTCATTGATAATAGTTTCGTAATCAATGACTTCGTCTTCGCCATCTACATATTTTTCTGCGTCCCGCGACGATAACGAACGAGCGTAGGTTTCAAGATATTTCTGAAAGTGTTTGCGTCGTATCTTACGAAGTTGTATATTAAGATAATTAAGTACAGCTTCAATTTCCTGCAGCTGGTTGAACCTATGCTCCGTAATGCCCGGTAAGGCGGCGGTGGACTTTTCTAGGTTGCCTTTAATAGCTGTATCATATTTTGCCTGCACTAGTTCACCTTCGTAATAATTTATGAAGTCTGGTATACAGCCTAAATCAGAAACTATTTTATTATACCACATTATTCATCGTATTCAGATTCATCTTCTAAATCTTCATCTTGTAAATATTCATCCAAGGCTCTTTTAGTATAACTATCAGCGCCACCAAATTCACGTAACTCTTTGTCACTTAAATTATCCACTAACATGCTGACTAAATTGTCAGCAGCAGCTTGGCGCTCTTTGGCCGGAATATACTCTTTTAATGTTATGTAAGTTTCAATTAGAACTTCTACGTCAATGCTCATTCTACTGTTTCCTCTTCTAGTTGAACAGCGGCAGTGTCTTTATGGGGATACTTTGTAAAATCTTCCATAACTTTATCAAGAGACCCATCGTCGTTGCGTTCCCATGCTTTGCGGAACTGCTTGATTACTGTACCGTCTGCTAGCGTGTATTTAAGACTGTTGCCTTCTTTCTGCAACAAACCTTTGCCCTCAAACATGTCAACTAGGCCCGAATACGGGTTCATACCAGACTCATACGGAATCTTGACCTGTACACTTTCAAACGGCTTGGCATAGCGTGTTTTCATGATCTTACATGCGGCGCGAATACCTTTTACTTCTGAAATCTTATTACCATCTTCATCTTCTTTAAGTTTCAGCTTACGCATAGCAACAACAATACTGCTTGCATAGATAAAGCCTTGTCCACCTGAAATCTTGTCATCGGGGTCAAACATGTCCTGACTTGCATACGTATGGTTTGTAGCGACAAGTCCAATGTTCAAACTACCAAACATGTTAACGCAATTACGAACAAGTGCTGTTAGTGCTTTGGGCTTACGACCCATGTCGCCTTTTAGATCACCTGCTTCAAATTGATTGACATCAGTTGGTGTTAATAGCATACCTAAACTGTCTAATACGATTAACACTTTGGGACGCTGGTCTTCGGGTAATGTTTTATACTCTTTAACGAACTCGGTGATCATTTTGGCAACATCATCAATCATTGCCATGTTGAGTTTGAGAAGCTTGTTTTCAGAAGTATCGACGCCGAGTGCGTGAAGCCATGCCTCGTCGAGTGCGTTTTCAGTATCGATAAGAATAACATATATACCCTGTTCTTGTGCGTTCTTAACCAGATTTCCTGAGCAGATAAAGCTTTTACCTGCACCAGACTCTCCAGCAAACACAGTAACCTTACCCATTGGAATACCCTTATTAAAATCCCCGCTAATAAGATAGTTAAGAGCGTAATTGTTTGTGCTGATCCAGTCTGTTGGGTCGTTGAATCCAACGCTGATACCGTCAATACTTTTTGTAATACTTTTACGAAATTTGCTTACGTCAAATGGTTTAGCCATGATAATTTTCCTTTGATAAATTCCTACTTAATAGTTTTTTATAGTTACTTAAATCTTGTGATTTTGGTGCACAGAATCCACACATACAAATATCTTTCACACATTGTATTATAGGCGGTTCCGGACTGTCAAGTTGTCTTTTTAATTGTTCCAATATTAATTGATAGTTATTTAAATTACCAAGAGGTTCTACCTTCCCGCTTGTGCTTGTTCTACAATCCTTGTTTGTATAAACCAAACCTGTAATTTGTTGTACAAACAAAAAAAACCAATTTACACTACAATACCAATCACGAAATCCTTGCCTGGGCACAAAAGCCACTGATGATTTTAAATCTTCGTTTAAACTTAATTTTCTACCGCCACAGCATTGTCTACCTTGATTAATACTCAGTCCTTGATCGTTAGCTACGTTGTCCAGTTGTTTTGTATATTCAACTTTTTGTTTGCTGGATACAGAATTAATCCAAAATGTTTTAAGAGTTTTAAATTGGTTTTGACTGTATTGCCATTGGGTGTCATCGTTGTCTAAAGGTTTTGCTACATATCTGATATTATTCTGTTCACAGAAATCTATTGCTTTTTGACACTCTTCAAACATAGCCTCATTATTATGCATCATTATTACACATTTAAATTTTTTATTGTGTTTACTTAGATATAATGCATTTTTAAAAAATTGCTGCTTTTGTTTTTCTATGGTTTCTGCATGATAACTTAATGTAAACTCATCAATTATTGATGCAATTTTAGCCCATTGATTAGAACCAATTATACCGTTGGTAGTGCAGGTTATTGTTAAAAACCATTTATTGTTGTAATCTTTTTGGTACTTGTCTCTACAGGCTTGTATTATCTGTATGATGTCAGGATGTAACAGGCTTTCCCCACCGTAAATATTTAAAACCACTTTACGTTGACTTGGCTTTTTTTTATTCATGTACAAATCAACATACTTGTACATGAAGTCTATTGTGTGTATGCACTGTGCTAAAGCAGGATGCTCAGTTTCGTTATTGTGACCACCGTAGTTAATATCTGTACCACAGTAACTACAATCCAAATTGCAAAATTTGGTTATTTCCCAATCTAGCAAAAAACTTGGAATGTTGGTTGGTTGTAAAGCGAAACTGATTGAATTAATGTCATTCATTATTATTCAAGTTGATAGATACTGGATGATGATCATCCAGTATCTTGACACATGCTGTTACTGTTTACTGCGATTCCGAATCATTGCGAGAATGTCCTCGGCACGTTGACTCGAAGGTTTAGCTTCTGAAGTTGCCACTGGTGCAGTTGCGACAGGAGCATCGTCCTCATCATTTGAATCAATTTGAGCAGATTGAACAGGCGCTGGTGCTGCTTTAGCAGCAGGTTCTGCTGCGTCGTCACCGCCTTTGCCTTGGAAGCCACTAGGCTTAAAGTATTGACTCCAACGATCAGGATCGTATGCTTGACCATCTACACTTGCTTCAAACATTTCCTTGATTACTTTAAGTTCAACTTCACCTGGGCGTTTAGGAAGGAAATCACTCAGATTGTACAACCCGTGAGAGTCAATTGCTGCTTGCTCTTGTGCAGTTAGTGCAGTTTCTTTACGACTCCATTTAGAAGTTGAGTAGTCTGCATAACCACCTTTGCTGGTTTTTGTAACAGTAAAATCTAGCCCGGCGGTGTAATCAGTGGGCATGCTTTCTAGTTCTGGGTCCATTAGTGCAGCCTTGATCAAATTAAAAATCTGAGGACTAATGACGAATCTACGAATTGGATTCTCTGGTGTTTTGTCATCCGCTAGAGGATTTTCTCTTACAAAACCTTGGAACAAGTATGATTTCTTTTTCCAATACTTACGACCCATTTCTTCTAGTCCTGGATCTTTGAACCAAGTGCGTACTTCGGCCAGGATCGGACAAGCGTCGCCGTACATTTCAACGCAAGGTACTTGTACAACAACAGGCTTCGAGTCTGATTGTCCTTTAATTCCTGCGAACGGTAAACGAATCATTAAGCGTTCGACCCAGAAGAAATCATTCTTTGCGTTTGCGTCTGGTAAGAATCGGATTTTGCTACTTGAGCCTTCTGGAATGTTCCAGTGTGCATAGATGGCGTTATCGCCTTGTGATTGCCCGCCTTGCGAACGGGTTTCTTGCGCTTGTAGTTTTGCGCGAATTTCTGCTAATGAAGTTGCCATGATAATTGTCCTTTATA